GGGGCGGCATCCGATTCTGCATCATCGTCGCCATGCGGTGCGGTCGTTTTCGGGGTGACGTAGGGCTCATCCGGCACCGGAGCATAGAAGCACGGAATCCCCAGCACGCGCGCCAGTCGATGCTCTTCCTTCGCCCCCTTGGAATTCTCCCACCCCGGCAACATAAACACGCTGTCACACTCAGGGAGATTCCGAATGCAAAAGTGCATGTAGTACTGCCACAGGGCTTCGTCTTTCAGGGGGTCAAGTGGACCTTCGATGTGAGAAGGGTTGAAGACCTTTATCCCCAAGGAAGTGAGAAGGTTTTGGGCTGCAGCGAATTCCTCTCGGTTGAAGTTGTGGATACCAGTAACAGGGCCCGAGATGTAGCAGCGGGTGTTTGCCTGCGGCATGGCGTCTTTTCCGGGGTTGAAGAGTCGATGCGTGGAAGGAGAGAAAAGTTGCTCCATCTGGGATTTCAGGTGTGATGGGCTGACCCAACAATAGCAGTCAGCGTTGTCACGGTCTGCAGAGATTCCCACGTTAAACCTCCAGGGTTGCTGCGATGTCGGACATTTCTCCGTCAAGCTTGACGAAGTAATCGCGGATAAGCCCTTCAACGAAGGTGGATTTTGCGCCGTGCGGCACGCGTTCTTCTACTTCAGAGAACAGATGCTGCGTCAGCCGTTCGTTAAGGTCGCTGGGCAGGCAGCAGCCAAAGCGAACTGGCCGGATGGTTTTGGATGGACGGGCCATCAGAGAATCTCCTCAGTTGCATTATCCCAGCCTTGCTGGGTGTGGCATGCCATACAGATCGACACAGATGCTGTGCGGATTTCGACTTTTTTCTGCAGTCCCTCCATTTCGTAGGCTCCATCAGGCTTGACCAAATTTGTGATCCGGAGTTTTTCATTCCACTTTTTGATGAAGGTGCCTTCGATGTGGAAGTGCTCTGCCCCGCAGTGACTGCAGACTTGGCAGTGAGCAAGCAGAACAACTTCTGTACATATCCAGCCTTCAGCTCGGACCTTGAACTTCTTCACATCTTCTACATGTTCCTGATATTCTTCCCGGCTCATGAAACCATGAACTGACATGTTCGGGACGGCAGGACGGCCTTGCTTGGCTGATTTTTGCTGCTTCCTCAGTTCCTTGGTTTTCTTAACCAGATCGACAGATTCTTCGAGCAGCCCATCGAGGTCGAAGTCAGACATGGTTAGCGGTCCTGAAGTTTGTGATGGGTGCCGACGGAGTGGCGACAGGTCAGCTGACCGATCTTTCTGGCGAGCTTGCTGCCTGCCGGATTATCTCCGAAGGGAAGAGGGGCTTTGGAGCGATATCGCTTGGAGTGGGTCGGACCTCTGTAAAGAGGTTGAGCAGACACCCTGCTGAGCGGATTAAAACGACCCAAAGCATCGCTGACACCACTAGCGAGACTAGCAGCCAGCGCCAGGACAACGTTTTTTCCATACATTAGAACCTCCGAGATGCAGTGCGGGGTTGGACTACCTATGGATATGATATGCGAGGGAGAGGGGGGAGAGCAATCCAGTTTTGAATCAACCGGGATTACTCTGGAGTAATAACGGAGGGAAAAAAGGCCGGGGGAGTCTGCTCCGCCCGGCACCTCGACCATCCCTTAAGGAGCAACCCTGTCGGTAGGCCCTGCTCTGCAGTGTAGGATAAGAAGCTTGTGAGGATGCGCGGTGCGGATCACCTTCCGTCGAAGGGTCGTTTCCCGACTGAAGCCGGATTCCGTTTGCTTTAAGGTACTACAGCTAACGCGGTCTGGTTCCCCAATACCATTATTGAGCAATCGTCGCTAGAATGCTCAGCACGGCAAGAAGCTTGCATCCAATACATGCCCCTTGCTTTAAGCAAAAAGCCCCCAGAATCCGCACATTCTGGGGGCTGCCGGAAGGCACAACCCGAGGCTCAGGGGTCTATTCCGGGAGAATTCGGAATCTTTGCAGAGGAAAAAAGACGCTCTTGACTTCCCATAAGGCAGGGTCGAGAGATATTTAAGCACCCGGAGCCCAACCGGGTACGTCAAGAGCATCAGTCCAGCGACCTCTCAGAGAATGGCACTGCAGGCAATGCCGTTTTCTGAGGGGGCTGCGAGCGCGCAAAGCGCCGCAGCCCGGCTCCCGTCCTTTTGATAGACCAGCTACGGGCCGCTGGTTGAACCCTCGCTTTCGCGGGGATTATTCCTCGTCGCTGCCGCCGAGTTCGTCCAGCAGAGCGCCGGAGTCGATCTCATTGTCCTTCTTGCGCGGCTTGCGAGCGGCTTCCAACTTCGCAATGACCGGCTTGAGCGACGGGTTGTCACGCAGGGCCAGCTTTTCCGCGTTCGACTTAGCCTTCAGGAATTCCTTCACGGCTTCCGGTGTCTTGCCCGATACTTCCACGAGAGCCTTCGCGAGGATCGACAGGCCGGCCATGGCGTTGCCTTCACCACGCGCGCGTTCTGCGCCCCACTCACCACGGTCGAGACGGTCGATCAGTTCATCGATTGCGAGGACTTGGTCTTCGATGTCTTCCAGACCGGCGACTTCATCGCCGAGCTTTTGGAGCAGACCATGCGCTGCGAATCGGGCGAAAATGGGCTTGTTCGCAGCCGCCTTGAACGTGCGAGTTTCGCCGTTGAGGAAGTCCAGCGTGACGACCACGTCGAAACCATCTTCCGAGATGGCGGCGTTCTTCACCAGTCGGCGCTTGCCCGCGAATTCGACTTGACGACCATCCGTCATTTCGATGGTTTTGACTTCGCGCTTGCCCTTCGTGGCTTGTTCAGCCATGTTTTCCATTACTTCGCTCATTCGAGACCCCAATCAGAGAGTTTTCTGTGCCGGGAGAGACGGCCCGGTTAGCCGTTTGATTCGTTGAGTTGAATGTTAGGGGCAGGGAATCCAGCCGTCAACAACTAATTCGTTGACCCTTTGGTGCGGAGGTTGCGCAACGCAACCAAATTGGAATCGAGGGTGGAAGCAGGGAGGGGCGCGAGAGGGGCGGGAGCCACCTCCGGTAGACGTAGAGCCGCACGGATGGCGTCTGCTGTGGAGTCATAGTCCGCCCGGTAGAAAACCAACGCGCCACCGGCTAGGCGGAGGGATAAGCCTTGAGCCATCGCCACCAAATCCGGCCGGGCTGGGGAGCTTTTCAAAGCCTTGAAGTACTGATAGCAACGGAACCGCACTTGATGAGCGATTTTTGGGTCTCCAAAATCCACCGGGAATTCAGATGCGCCAGCACGGAGAACCGAATCAGCCCGCGTTAGGAGGGTTTCGTATGTGGAGTCGAATGATTCTGGAGTGATTTTGCGGGGCATGGGGAGCGCTCCAATGAGGCGGTTACTCGGGGGTGTGCCGATTCTACCCGGATTTTCCCCGCATTGTCCTGCAATGCTAGGCACTTATCCCCACCACAAATGAAAACTCCCCTTGAAGGGGAGGGGCGGAGTCACAACTTCGGTAGACGGAGACACAATCGCCTGAGATGAGCAACTACGGCATCCTTTCGGGAGGAAAAGACTTTTTCCCCATGAGCGAAAATCAGCGTATCGAGTCGTTCGAGTTCGAATGCGAGACGCTGAATTTCCTCAATCAATACGCGAAGGTCAGATTGTTCCACGTGAAACCCTCCGCACGCCGGTTTGTCTGTCGAGGGGTTGAGTCGCGGCTCCGTTGATGTAGTCCTGCACTATGGTCATGGCGTGCTCGAAACCCATGATCCAGCATGCCCGGTCGGAAATGGACCAATCAATCGGGGCATGGGATGCGGGAGATTGGAGAGCCGCTTCAACGAGATGAATCAGCCCAGGAGAAGCAAGCGATGCGCGTTTTGCTTCGATGTCATGAGTGAGTGTCATTAGTTACATTCCTTTACGGACCAGCCTTCCGGCAATCCTTTGGAATCGAGAGTATGGCAATGAGTCGGAGTAGGACTGCACCATGCGGCGATGATATGAAAACCCTCCGCTGCCGGACGAATGAGAGAGAGAATCCCCACAATGAGTAGAGCGATGAACGCCATGCCATTGATGTGTTTCATGCTGCACCTCCATTAATTGCCGGGATTACTCCGTTGTAATCGCGGTGGAAAACGACTAAAAAAACCCGTGCCGAATCAGCCAGCACAACCCAATCACAAACAACACCGTTCCGCAGATTGACCTAATGATGGTGAGCATTGTTGCGCCTCACCAAGGCCGTGCGACATCAAAACCACGGAGCCACAGCCACGCTCCGTAGGTAACCGGTGCCGTGCATTCCGCAGCACATGCACGTTTGTATGCAACGTAGTTCAAAAACGCCTTCGTAGCGTGCATGTGTCGAATAGTCATGATCGCGGAGATTTCCTCGTGGGGCATGGCCCACACATTCCAATCAAGATTGCCCATGGCTCCCCCCGGTGGGGTGGATTCAGTGTAATGTGGCTAGGCCCCTCCGTCAATGAAGGGTGCCGTAGCCGGAACATGCGCTTATTCGGTAACGGAAGCCAGACGCTTCTTCGACGTGCGGGTGTTGGGCTTCTTCGCCGCCGGAACAATCTCCGGCTCTGTCGGGGTTTCCTCCGTTGATTCATCCTCAACCAGCCCCAATTCCCCGAGAAGTTCGTCCGAGTTGATGCCGTTCGTGACCGTAGCAGCCTGCAACTCCGCAATAATCGCAACCACTTTTGGATTCTTCTTCAATGCCGCGCGTTGTTCCTTCGTTTTCGCGGAGAGGAAATCCTTGATGAAGGTCTCATCGCGTCCGGTCATTTGCATCATCGCACGTACGAGGAGATCGCCGGACTTCACGGGAGCTTCACCTGCCGCGCCGCGCCCCTCGTTCCATTGACCATCGGCGGAGGTGAGCCGATCCGCGACCTTCTTCACGGCATCATACTTGTCATTCACGTCGGCGGATTTGCCGGTGGACGTATTGCGCGAGATTGCCGCTGCATCAACGAGTTTCTGCTTCAGCCCGTGGAGCATTGCCATCTCGCGGATTTCGGCCCGAAGGGTGTTGGCGTCGATGACGATTTCCTTCCCGTTTTGGAAGGTGAGGGTGAGAGTTGCCTTCGGGACGAAAATGTCTGCCGAAATTGCTGAGTTCTTTGCCATGATAAGCCTCGAAAAATTGTGAACCGTTGCGGGGTTCGGGGTGGGATTACGTTTGCTACATCTATAGTGTGGTGGAGGCTGGACAAAACCTCCAATTGAATCTAACTATCGGGCCAGCATGCTAACGACTATCGCCATAAAACCGATTGCAGCCACGTAGCACAATGCAATCGCGGCGATCTCGCGAATGATATCTTCTTTTTGCATGCGATTGACTTCGCGCCAGCCTTGGTTGAATTGATGGTGTTTCATAATCAACAGTCTCCGTTGAGTTTTGTGCCGGGATTACTCCATTGTAATCCCGGTTGGAAACTACATCGTCCAGATAAATCCGATTACACCAATCACCATCAGCATGCATGCCATGAGGATGCAGGAGATGATGACGATGTCCTGCCCCGTCAAATCTCCAACAGGCTGAGGCGCGACGGCTTTATCGTTCTCCAATGCGGTGCGCATAGCGATGTCGAGAGGATCAATTCCGGTGGGGTCATACATAACTACCTCAACCCTTAGTTCGCGGGAATAAACACGTTGCGAACGTAATTGCGCAACGAAGAGCCCGCGCGGAGGATTTTATGGGGTTCGCTTGCCTCCCACATACTCGGGCATTTTTCCTGCTTTCCGATACGGACATGTTCGGACGTGCCAACGTCATATTCTCCGTATGCAATGCACGCGTCAGTGAGCATTGCCAGGCGCGCGGCTTTTGCTTTCGGCAGGTCATCCGGCAACCATCCGGAGCCGTCCAAAACCCGCTTAATGCCCGCTGCGTCATCCGGCAAAGTGACTGTAAGCGCCTCGACCCAGAATTCATTGTCAGGGCCGCCCGCATCGCTGCATGGCGTGACACGGTACGCGTCAACATACCCGTAACGCGCATTCGACGTGTTGAAAAAATACCCGCCATTTTGAATGTCGATATCGCCAAAATACTTGAAAACAGGCGTGATATTCATTTGGGTTTCTCCAATATGGCGCGCATCTCGCGCGCCGTTGAATTCAGTGTTCTTCGACCAGGCAATCGATCGAACGCATGTTGGCTTGTTCGAACGTCTGGCCGTTTGCAAAGCGGTAGGCGTTAGACCATACTCCCGTCATCAACTTTTCCCCGCCTGAAAGGTTGAATTCATTGCCGAAGTCATCGGTGCCAGCGTGCCAATTAATATCGCACGGCAGGTAGTTGTAGTGATTGGCTTTCATTTGAATCTCCGTTTCGTTAGTCGATGAAGTCATTCTATATTCTCTCAGCCTCATTGTCAATGCTCTCGACTACATTTTTTGCGGCACTGGTTCGCGGGTAAGTAGATCCGGCGAACATGAGCAACATGGACTGAGCGGAGATGGTAGTAGAGGACATTGGAGAGGCAGGGCGTGAGGCTAGGGGTGCATAGAGTGTGAGGGGAGGCGGCTGGACAATGCGGGGATGCGTGGCACCTCCCTACCCATCCTCCGCCTCTCCCCATCGTATATCACCCCGTCATTCTCCCCTCACTTCAGCCTATGTAGCCTAGCGACGCGTGCCGGCCGTGCTGCAGCGGAGATGATCGTTGCGAGTCGCAACTAGTTCGATAATTGGACGTTATGTTAAATGGCGGCTGGCTGATATATCAAAGGGGGTGGGGGGAAAATTCGGATCAGCAATGAAAATTTGCAAGGCACCCCCCTATTTTTTTTGCAACTTTTTGATCTTCTTTTCCCACTGACTCGTTTTTGTTCTCTCTGTCTTCCTCTTCGGGGGCTGTTTTTATTTTTTTTCTATTCCTCTTTACCCGCGAACCAGTGAGCGGCACGTTGTAGTCGATTGCATGGAAGATGCAGCGTCGAAATGGGGGTTTTGTTCCGCGATTACAAAAAAGTAATTTCTGCAGAAAACTCCCTGCGAAGTTGATCTGACCCTACCTTCTTCTTCACTGGCTCCACGGGTACTTCCTCGGAGGTTGTTTGTGGTATCTTTCAGCCATCTCTCACCTCTGCGGAGGATGCAATGACTCAAGAAGCTACGCCGTCGAAGGATCTTCGACTGAACTACTCGCATGAAGCTATGATTGATTTGATTCTGGCAGAGCCGTCTGTGACGAATAAGGAGCTGGCAGCGATCTTCTCTTACAGTGAGGCGTGGATTAGCCATATTCGCAGTGCGGATTCCTTCAAGGCTAGGATTGCGGAGCGGAAGGCTTCGACTGTTGATCCAAGGATCAGACAGAATTTAGAAGATCGGCTGGCTGGCGTGGCAGCGGCTTCGATTGGGAAGATCCAAGAGCAGCTCAGCAAGGAAGATGTTTCGGCTGCTTATGCACTGGATGCGCTTGGGGTTGCGGTGCAGGGGATTCGTTGATGAGCATCTCCGACGACGACTTCGCAGCCATCGCACAGAGCATCGCTGATGGCCCCGCAAAGGAAGCCCCAGCCATTGGCTTAGCCAGAGTGAAGTCCGAAGGTGGGGCGCTGCCCTTCTCTCCGCTGCTGATGATTGATCTCATCATCAACAATCCTTCCTGGTCTGCGAAGGAGTTGGGGCAGGCCTTCGGGCGTAGTGCCGGCTGGATCAGCCAAGTCATGGCCACGAAGGGGTTTCAGGAGCTGCTTGAACCTCGGCGGGGGGAAATTCTCAATCCTGAATTCTCAATGACTCTCGACGAACGCTTCACGGCACTGTCCATCCGGGCTGTCTCTGTTCTTCAGGAGAAGCTAGAGCAAGGCAAGGCTCTGCCGGACGCCACGGTGCTTCGTGTTGCGGAGCTGGGGATCAAAGCCCTGGGCATGGGGCAGAAGAAGAAGGAGGAAGAGGAAAGCGAGAAGGCCCCCCTGCAGAACACTTCTGAAGCCGTGGCAGAGAAGATCATGGCTGCAATGGCAAAGAGGAAGGCAGCTTCCGAAGCCATCGATGTCGACGCTGTTGAGGTGAAGAGTGGCGAATAGCCTGCAAACGCAGCTGAAACGGACCGAGCTAAATGCGGAGCTGATTGAAGGCTTTGCGGTCACTTATCTCTACTCCGGTCTGGATGAACCAAAACCCACTCCGCAGTTCCATCGGGAGGGTTGGGAGCTGTATTGTTCGCCTCGACCACAGTGCAGCGTCATCGCCCCTCGGGGCCATGCCAAATCCTCTGCACTGACCCACATCTTCATTCTTGCTGCAGTCCTATTCCGCAGTGAAAGCTACGTCATCCTCATCTCCACCAATGAAGAGTTGGCAATTGAGCACTTGGGGGACATCACCAGAGAGCTGACGGAGAATGAAGATCTCATCACCGACTTCGGAATTAAGAGCTTTGTCACCAATTCTAAAACTGAAATCATTGTGGAATTCAATGATGGCCATCAGTTTCGTATTCTCGCGCGCGGCTCCGGCCAAAAGCTTCGTGGCCGAAAATGGCGAGGCATGCGGCCTGGTCTTATTGTGTGCGACGACCTCGAAGATGACGAGCAGGTCGAAAACAAAGAACGCCGAGACAAGTTCCGAAAGTGGTTCAACCGAGCAGTCATTCCCGCGCTGCGGCGGGGAGGTAAGGTTCGTGTACACGGCACGATCTTGCACGAAGACAGCTTGCTGGCTCGATTCCACCGGCAAACCAGGGAGAACAAATCCTGGGAAGTTAAGTTCTACAAGGCCCACAACAGCTACGATGATTTCGGTGGGATTCTCTGGCCGGAGCAGTTCACTGAAATCGATCTTCGGGCGATTCGTCAGCGTTATATCGACGACAATGACGCATCTGGCTACTCGCAGGAATACCTAAACGATCCCTACGACAACACCGACGGCTATCTGAAGAAAGAGCAATTCCAGCCGATGGAAGATGAGGACTTCGAAGAGAACTGCCAGATCTGCGCTGGTGTCGACTTCGCCATCTCAAAGAAGGAAAAAGCCAACCGCACTTCCTTCACCTTCGGGGGCCGGACAGCCAGCAACTTCATCCACTTCTTTCATCAGGATAAAGGGCGGTGGGGTACTGACGAGATCATTGATGCGATGATCAATTATGAGTCTCAGATCCAGCCTCAGATCTGGTTTGTTGAGGATGGGGTGATCTGGAAAGCTGTTGAACCGATCTTGATGCAGGAAATGCGGATCAAGAATGTGTTCTTGAACGTTGTCCCCCTTCCTTCTGTGAAGGACAAGGCTACCCGCGGTCGATCCTGGCAGAAGCGCATGAAATCTTTAACCTGCAAGTTTGATAAGCAGGCAGAATGGTACGCGGATTACGAGCATGAATGTCTCCGCTTCACTGGCTACTCCGACGCAGTGCTCGATGACCAATTCGACAGCTCTGCTATCCTTTCTCGGGGCTTTGACAGCCTGCCGATGGTCACTGAAGAAGACTTCATGACTGAAGAAGAGATCGAAATGTCTCGCACAGACCCTCCCGGCCATAGAGGCCGTAATGCGACTACAGGATACTGATTATGTCCGCTGTCATTGCTCAAAATGAACCAGTCAACGCTCCCCCGAAGCCGACAATCAAGAAGAAGTTCTCCTTGAAGGAGATTTTGGAGACTCCGAATCTGGCTAAGTCGCTGGATAAGGACACTCAGCAAGCTCTCGGAAACTGGGTGATCGGGGGCTACGTGAAGGATCTTTCCTCCAGAACCCGGTGGGCAGAGCAGCATGCTTGTTCGATGAAGATTGCTCTGCAGGTGAAGGAGATGAAAACCTTCCCCTGGACGAATGCGTCAAATGTGAAATTTCCGCTGGTGACGATTGGCGCACTGCAGTTTCTGGCTCGGATTTCCATCCTCACAAAAGGGGAAAACCTTGCAGCCTTCCGCCCGATGGGTATTGATGCAGATGGGAAAAAGACTGCCAAAGCCAAGCGAGTCAGCTCGCATATCAATTACCAGTTGGTCGATGAGACCTCTGGCTGGGCTGATGCCGACGAACAAACCAAGTTTGCCGCATGTATCCTTGGCGCCAGCTTCAAGAAGACCATCTATGACCCTGTCGAAGGAGTCAATCATTCGGATTTCGTGGCTGCGCAGCACTTCGTAGTGGACTATGCCTGCAAGGATCTTTCCACCTGCCGCCGCTACACTCATGTGATGCTGGAAGATACCAACCGCATCCATGAACGAGTCACGCGAGGGATTTTCATTGAAGAAGAAAACAGCCACTCCGCCAGTCCGAATCAGATCGTCACAAACTTGCTGGAGAATGCGGCGCGGGAGTCGCAAGGGCTGACACCAGGGGCTGAATCAGAAGAAATCCGAATCCTGGAGCAGTATACCTGGCTGGATCTGGATGGGGATGGGTATGAAGAGCCCTATACCATCTCAGTCCGCGAAGATACCGGTCATCTCTACCGGATTGTTGCTCGATTCTTCGATGACGGGGAGAGTGTTTTTCGCAAACTGGATGCGCGGGTAAGACAGTTCGANGAACTGGCACGAGTAGCGGACGATCCGAAAGTACGGAGTCAGCTTGAACGCCGGGCACAAGCTCTGGAAAACAGTGCAGAGAACAAAATCGTCCGCATCATCCCGATGCCGGTTTTCACGAAGTATCCTTTTATCCCTTCGCCGGATGGGGGCTTTTATGGTCTGGGGCTTGGCGCGTTGCTCGGTCCGACAAATGAGGCAGTTGATTCGCTGCTGAATCAGCTCATTGATGCAGGAACGATGTCCAATACCGCGGGCGGCTGGATTGCCCGTGGCGCTCGAATGAAGGCAGGGAAAACCAGCTTTGATCCGTTCGAATGGAAACCAGTTGATGTGCAGGGAGACGATCTCCGTAAAAGCATTGTCCCTCTTCCGGTCAGAGACCCTTCGCAGGTGCTTTTCAGCCTGTTGCAGATCCTCATCGAATATGGCGAACGGATCAGTTCGGCTACGGATGTGATGTCTGGCGTTGCTCCAGGGCAGAATACCCCCGCAACCACTGCCCAAACCACTGTTGAGCAGGGCATGATGCTGTTCTCTGGCATCTTCGCTCGGATGTATCGAGCCTTCCGCGAAGAACTGTCCACCTATTACTACCTCAACAAGCTGTATTTTGCTTCCTCTCCGAGATTTTGGGAGATGACTCAAGGCCCTGATGCCATCCTCGCTGTCGATGACTATCAGAAAGGTGGGCTGAAGCCCCGTCCGGCAGCTGATCCGTCTGTTGTGTCTGGCCAGCAGCGCCGTGACCGGGCAAAGCGGCTTGTGGAAGCTTCGATGACCCCGCTTGGTGGTAAGTGGGATAAGGATGTTATCGCTCGAAAGTGGCTGGAAAGCGAAGAGTGGAACGTCGAAGAGATCTTCCCCGATCCGGCTGGCCCCCGCGCGATCAAGCCGCCCGTCGATCCGAAGTTGCAAATGCAGCAAGCGGAACTGCAGCTTGAGCAGCAGAAGCATCAAGACGACATGATGCTGAAAGTCACGGAGATGCAGAGCACTGTTGCTCTGAACCGGGCAAAGATCCTGGAACTTCGCGCGAAGGCGGAGAAGCACTTGGCCGATGCTGATGGCGCTGATGTCTCCAAGCAAACTTCTCTGATCAATGCGCAGATTGGTGCGCTGAAGCTCCACAACGACACTGTTCTTCGCGGAGCCGACATGCTGCTGAAAGGCTTCCAATCCCGTACAGATATCGAGGGGAAACATCACCAGATGCTGATGGATGTCCACGACAGGATGATGAAGGAAGAGGCGGCGGATCGGGAAAATCTGCCTGCACCGCAGCCGACTCTGGGGCAAAATGGAACTCCCTAAACGTGGTGACGGAGAACCCTAAATGAAAATGCCTGTTGGAATGGGTCCAGAGGATTTCCTGCAGTGGTATCGCAACCCTGTGACCCAGGCTTTCCTGGGATCGCTGGTCGAAGACCGCCAGGAGATCCTTGAAATGTGGGCGAGCAAGAAGTTTATCGGTGATAATGCTGATCAAAGCAACTTCCTCAACGCGAAGGCCCTGTCGCAGATCGACACGATTGATCAGATTCTCGGGAATCTAGAAGATACTGCACGAGCGGCAGTGGAGAAATAGCATGCAGCTGACCAACCCCCCAACCACTCCACTGAAGGAGAATAGCGTGAGCGACAAAGACGTAGCAGCAATTGATTACCTGCATCCGGGCTGGCGTGCTAAGCAAAAAGGCCCCAACCCGGAGAACAAATCTGGCTTCCATGCTACCGGACATCGCATCCTGGTCGAGCCTGTGGAGGTCGAGAAAAAGACCAAATCAGGCATTGTGCTGGTTGACAAGACCGTCGATGCTGAAGAGCAGCGAGCTGTGATTGTTCGGGTGCTAGAAATCGGCCCGGATGCCTGGTCGGACAAGAGCACTGACTACTGTCAGGTCGGCGATCGGATTCTCATCGGCATGTATGTCGGGAAGTTTCACACTTCCCCGGTCGACGGGAAGAAGTACAGATTTATTTCGGACTTGGATGTGATCAGCCCGATTGCCGAAGAGCTGGGGCAGGGCTGATGTCCACGCAGATTAACTTCAAAATGATGGTCTTCGACCCGAAGATCCCTTCGAACGAGCTGGAAAACCTGATGGATCAACTAAAGCACGATCTCGAAGCCACGGCCTTTCATTTTTTCATCGTTCGGGGGATCGAATCGCCGCAAGTAGCGATGCCTAGCCCTGAGATCGTTTTCCTGGCCTGAAGAAGGTCATTTTCCGCCGGGATTAACATAGAGTAATCCCGGAAGATAACTCCCTGGAGTATTTTTATGTCCCTCTTGATGCAGAAACTTCTCCGCCAACTCCATGCCCCCGAAGGCGACAACGGCGAAGGCAGCGGTGGCGGTGGCGATCATGGTGCTGCAATGCAGCGCGAACAAGAACTCGAAGCCTCGCGGCAAGGCTGGGTGCCGAAGGACAAGTTCAAGGGCAATCTGGAAACGTGGAAGCCCGCTTCGGAATTTCTGGCTCATGGCCGATCACAGCGACACAACCTGGAAAGCCAGGTTTCTTCGCTGAAAGCTGAACTGGAAGAGTTCAAAGGCACGGCAAAGCAATTTGCTGAATTTCAGCGCCGACAGATTGAATCCCGAGACTCCGAAATTGCTGATCTGCAGAAGAGCCTGAAAGCCCAACTCCGTACTGCGATTCGTGATGGTGATGATTCAGCTGCTGATGCTATCGAAGGCCGCATCGAGCTGCTGGATGAAGAACGTCGCAACAGCCGAGAGCAGCTGGAAGGCACGAAGCAGGGTGGAGGTGATGGCAAGAACGGTACGGCGTCCGGCAAGGTTGATCCTTCGCAGGGCATCGATGAGAACGGCCATACCACCAACCCTACCCTCGTGCAGTGGATTGCCTCCGGTAATGAGTGGATGCGCGACAACCGCCCCATGCGAGAGTATGCCTTCGCAATCGCTAATGAGTTGATCCAGAATGGTGAAACCCGCAAGGGGACAGCTTTTCTCGGCGTCATCCGTGAGAAGATGGAAGAAGCCTTCCCCCGCTATTTTGGCGAAGGTCGCTCCGACCCAACGAAGCGCGGCTCTGTTGGCGCCAGTGGCGGTGGCGGTGGCGGCAACTCGGGCAGTTTCTCCCGCAGCGATCTTCCCAAGGCTGACTTAGAGCTGCTGGAAACTGGCCTGCGCCAAGGTTGGATCAAGGACGAAAAGAAGTTCCTCGCGGATTACTTCTCGGAAGGTCCGCGTATCCACCGCACTACCTCCGCAAAGCATTAAGCCTCTTGCTTCCTTCCATCTTTTAGGAAAAAGTCATGCCTCAAGAAAACCGCCCTTCGGGCACCGCGTCGGATGCATTTCAGCGCACTCCGGCTGCAGATACCGGTCGTTTGACTGCAGCACGTCGTCAAGGTCGAGCCCTCCGCGAGCAGCGGAATGAAGGACAAGATCTCCGTGAACGTGCAGGAAATCTGGGAGGGATCGAAGTCAACCTCCAGCTCCATGTCCACGGCGAGATCCCCGGCTACAAGTTGGTCTGGGAGAACGACGATAACGGAGCCATCGAAACCAGGCTGTATCAGGGCTTCGACTTCGTGACGCAGGATGAACTCTACGCAAAGCAAGCGAAGATCGTTCCTGACGAGGAAATCAGCAGTGCCATCAGCCGTTTCGTGAAGGGCACTCGCAGCGACGGGCAGGCACTCCGCGCCTATCTGTTGAAGATCCCAGACGATGTCTGGGCAGGGCTGGAGCAGCAGCGCTATGACTTGGCCGACGAACGCGACCGCGATATCCGTCAGCAAGCAGAGCATCCCGATACGCAGGCTGGTATGCGCAGTCTGAAGCATCATCGCACTGAGCTGAATACGAAGTTCCGGAAGGAATACCAACTAGGCGAAGCAGCAATTCGCCGAGGTCAGGAAGAATAAACTGACATAAAGGTTGGTGGGCCCTGAGAGCTTTGTGCCTGGCTCTCGGCGGCCCTTTTTCTTTATCTACCCTTTGATGGAGGCACGAAATGGCAAACGCTGTAGGCCCCTTTGGCTTTCGCCCCTCGCGCTACCTGAACGGTGCTGCGTGGAATGGTGGTGCAAACCTGTATTACATCCCTTCCACGGACACCAACCAGTTCAACGTAGGCGATGCGGTCAAATCCGCAGCGAACGCAGACCCGAACGGCCTTCCGGCTGTGACGAAGATCACCAACGGCACCGATACGGTGCGAGGGGTGATTATCGGCTGCCTGCGCCAGACCCCGCTCAACCCCAGTCTCGTCGGCATCAACCTGGACCTCACGGTGCAGAACATCCCGGCAACGAAGCTGCAGAATTACTGGGTACTGGTCGTGGATGATCCCCAAGTGCTGTTCGAGCTTCAGGATGACGGCCTCAGTGCACTGACGGCAACCGCTGCGAACAAGAACGCATCGTTCACGGTGGCAAACCCCACGGCTCCTTCGCAGAACTCTGCAACGGTGCTGAACACGGCCAGCGTGAACACGACACAGGCCCTGAACCTGCGCATCTTCGGCCTGATCCAAAAGCCCAACAACGCTTTCGGTGTCAACGCCAATTGGCTGGTGAAGTTCAACCAGCACGAGCTGATGGGCAACACGGCTGGCGTCTAACGACTAGGCATCTCTCAGTTAACCAGCGGAGCCGGGGCATAGTGTCCCCGACCACTCTGCGCAGCATAAAAGGAGTGTGGCGATGCCGACCATCGTTAATACTGGTTCCTACCCCAAGGGACTGTGGGAAGGCGTAAAGAGTTGGTGGGATTCGGCGGCTGCGTCAGCCCCGGAATACTGGCCCATGATGTTCCGCAAGTACGATTCGGAGAAGAACTACGAAGAGTACGTGCAGTCGATCGGTCTGGGTCTGGCAGTGTACAAGCCGGAAGCCGCCCCGATCAGCTACGATGGCATGCAACAGGGCTTCATCACGCGCGGCACGAACGTGGCCTATGGCCTGGGTATCATCGTGACGCACGAAGAGCTGAAGGACAACCTGTACGTGAAGCTCACGCAAGGCCGTGTTGAAAAGCTCCGTCGCGCCTTCCGCGAGACGAAGAACATCAACGCAACGAACGTATTCAACCGTGCCTTCAGCAGCACGTATGCAGGTGGTGACGGCGTTGCGCTGCTCAACACCACGCATCCGAACTTCACCTCGGGTTTCTGGCAAAACAAGATGGCTGTCGATGCCCCGCTTTCGCAAGCGGCAGTGGAAGACATGCTCATCCTGATGATGCAAGCTCGTGATGACCGTGGTTACATCGAACCGTTGGCGGGGGACAAGCTGATCGTCCACCCGAACAACAAGTTCAACGCTGACCGCATCATCAAGACCCCGAAGGCCGTTGGCAACAACAACAACGACATCAACCCGATCAACACGGAAGGGCTGATCACGGGCGGGATTGTCAGCAATCCGTACCTGACGGCGGCTGGTCCGTGGTTCCTCACG